TCTGACTCTATTCCAGCAACCATAGGCGGCCACCAAAAAGCTGCGTTAGCCGACGGTGAGTTCGTTATCCCAGCTCGCATCGTTTCTGAAATTGGCAACGGCTCTAGCGATGCTGGAGCACGCAAGTTATACGCTATGATGGAGCGTATTCAACATGCCAGAAAAAAGACAACTAAAAATGTCGCTGCTGATACCAAAGCAGAAAAATATTTACCCGCATAAGGATATATCATGACAACTACGGCAGCTACATCAGGAACAGCAGCATCTGCGCTTCCTTCAATTGGCGGATCATCAAGTTCCACACTGTCGGACTGGGCGGGGCCGTATGTCACGACCATGTTGGGGCAAGCACAAGCTGTTGCCAACCAACCCTACCAAGTTTACCAAGGGCCCTTGACTGCTGGCCCTTCTAGCGTACAACAAAACTTATTCTCTGGGATTGGTGGATTAACTCTTCCTCAAAATCTTGGGCAGAGCTGGACTAATACAGGCGCTCCTGCGCTACCCAGTGCAGCTACCAACGTACCCAGTGAAACATCTTTAATCAGCCAAGCCGGTCAAGGACAGACTGCAGGATTCGGCCAGCCCGCACAATTGGATACTTCTGGTACTAGCATGGCTGCCCAGTACATGAACCCATACTTGCAGCAGTCTCTTCAGCCACAATTAAACCAATTGGCTTATACCGCCGGTATCAATGAGCAAGGTGATTTGAGCAAGCTAACCCAAGCAGGTGCGTACGGCGGCTCACGCCAAGCCGTAATGCAAGGTATTGACCAAGGCAATCTGTTAGCCCAACAAGCCGCACAAATCGGCCAAGGCTACAACACTGCATATAACCAAGCACTAAGTCAATACAACCAAGAGCAAGCCAATGCAAACACTTTGGCCAACACAATGAACACAATTGGTCAGACTCAGCAAGGTATCAACCAAGCTGGGGTCACTGCCGACTACAATGAGTTCTTGAACCAACGTAACTATCCAATGACTCAGTTGCAGTTTGAGCAATCTATGCTGCAAGGTTTGCCAATTTCTACAGTGACCAACACACCAACACAACAGACTGGTATCCAAGGTCTTTCTACTGCAATCGGTGGTTTGGGCACATTGGCTACAAACCTAAGCAACTTAGGTATTAAACTTAGTTAAAGGCTAACCATGTTTGACTTAAATAGAACCATTGGCGACTTGGTAGCCACGGCGCATGGGATGAATCCTGCTTCTCCTCTTACGCCTATTCAAGCCATGATGAAGTTGCAGCAAATTGACATGGCGCTTAAGCAAGGAAAAAATCCTAAAGATGTGGCCAAGAGCACTGTGCTCGATCAAACGCTTGAAGGAATTCAATCTGCGTTGACGCCAAAACCTGCTCAACCATCCCAAGGTATTGCTCAAGGAATGCCAGTTCCACAAGGCGCTCCCCAAAGTGCACCGCAGGGCGGCCCACAAGCTGGCCCATTACAAGTGCAAGCACCAAGTCAACAGCAAGCAAACCAAGCACAGATACAAGCTGCGGCTCAACAACAAGCGATGGCTCAACAACAAGCACCGCAACAACCGACGATGCCTATGGCTCATGGTGGAATTACGCACGTTCCATCTAACTTGCATTTCCATGGTGGTGGGATTATTGCGTTCTCGGGGCCAACACCTGATAACAATAATAGCCAAGTAAAAGATCCGAATGCCCCTGCAGCCAATGCACCCGCTGCTAATGCGCCAGAAGTTCAGCCATACAATGCAGATTCTGCATTGGCCCAAGCACAACAGCAAGCACAGGATTTGATTAACTATCAGCCCACAACAAATGTGCAGAGTAAAGCTGACATCTTAAAGACCATGCCTCAATGGGCACAAAGCGCTGCGGCCGTTGCACCGGGTGCTAATTATCTTCAAGATCAAAACGACATCAATGATTTGCAGCAAAAGCAATTCCTTGCCCAAAGAGAACATCTCCAACAACAGCAAGGTCTCCCTGCGTTATTTAAAGCATTGACACAAGCAGGTCAAGTTACAGGGCAAAGAGGTCTTGGTGCTTTCCTAGGCCAACTGGGTAGTGCAATCGATCAAGGCCAAGAATCTCAATTTGGTCAGCAGATGGCGTTGTCCACGGCTGAGATCAAACAAAAATCCACGATGGCTGATGCTAGGCATACCGTCGAAGAATTACAACGTGCCACTGCCAATAACGACGTACAGGGTATTCAGAAAGCTCAGTCTGATCTTGATAAGATTGCTAAAGACTTGCAAGTATCCAAAGCCACATTGGTCGGCCATTTGGCTACAACCGCTGGCTCAGTTAAGGCTGCTGAACGTAGAGCTGAGGCTACTGAGAACGCCGCAGATATTAATGCTAGATCTAGACTCGCCGCTGCTGATAAAACAAAGCCGCTTAAAGATCAAGCCGAGGGTATTGCAATCTTTGCCAAAGACTTAAAACGTCAACATAAAGATGACCCCGCATGGGATGATGACAGAATAAATGCCGAAGCTTTAAGACAGTATCAAATGGGCAAACAACAAGGTACACTAACTGGGGTATTTGCACGTTCGCACAAAGATGCAATGACTGCATTGCAGAAAGAAAAATTGAACCGATCAATAAATAGTCAACCCCCAATGACAGAAGATGAAGAGCATGCGTACATAGAGAAATATATGGCTGGTGCTATGCCTTCTGCAACATCAAGTGGTGGCAGTACTGGAGGAGGGGCTAATTCTGCTCAGCCCCCCGGTACAACATTAGGAAGACATGTTGAAGGCAAAGGGCAAGAAGTGCTGAAAGATGGTAAAGTAATCGGCTATATGCGAGATTAATTATGCGCTTTGTACCTATTGAGGATGCAGCAGAACAGCCAACTACCACGGGGCCTAAATTTGTGCCTCTTGAAGAGAGCACTGGGCCTAAGTTTGTACCTATCGAAGAAGCTACTGCGCCAGCCCCAATTGTTAAAGCCAGCGCACCCGTAGTTGCACCGACACCTACATCAGCCCCATTAGCTGATCTTGGCTCCCCCATGGGGGAAAGTCTTGGTACTGAGATTACCAACGTTGCACAGCCTAAACCTGTAAGTGTATTGCAGGGTAAACAGCTTCCTCCCACTGCACCGACTGAAGATAAGTTTGTACTTAATCCTAAGTTTACCAATAGCATAGAAGCCCAACTTAATGCTTTACCTGAAGAAGAACGCCAAGCCGCATTGGATAATCTTGCCAAACGTACGGATGCTTATGGCCGTGCAGCTAAGTTAATTCAGCAACGCTATAAAAATTACGACGCTCTCAAAACCGATACTGAGAAAAAGACATTTGACCCTAGGCTTGAAGCGCAAACAAAACGTTTCATGGATAAAGGTTACAGTGCAGAAACTGCTGAAGGGGAAGCAGAAAGACAAGCACGAAGAGGTCAAATTGGCCCCGGCCTAGCGGAAGCAAAAGAAACACCGCAGTCAGTAATAGAAGGCGAAAAATACAAACTGCCTGATAACGCTACACCAATTGAACAGACGATCAATGCTTTGCAACGTGGTGGCAAGCAAGCGCTTATTGGTAGTGAGCAAGCTGTTAGGGGTACTCATTTATTCCTTGGGGACATGCTCGGCCTTGACATGTCGAACACCAAGAATCGGCTAGACACGCTTAACGAAAACCTCCAAGGCATGGGGGAGAATAAGTACAAACCCTTACAAATTGTTGAGGGCGCAATTTCTTCGATTGCCCAGCAATTGCCTTATTTAATAGCAGGTGTTGCCACAGGTTCTGAGGCTGCGGTGTTGATGCCAATGTTCTCCAACTCATTTGGTCAGAACTATGAAGAAGCTCGCCGAAACGGTCTGAGTGTAGAAGACAGCACAATCCGTTCTACCCTCAATGCTGCATTTGAAGTGCTTGGTGAAAAAGCTGGACTCGGCTCAGAAATGAAAGCCATTCGTGCTTCTACCAAAGGAATGCCCACTAGCGAGTTAGTTGCTTACTACACAAAAGCATTAGCACGTGAAATCCCCGGTGAAGAGTTTACATATGCTGGCCAATCCGCAGTAGATAAGGTTCTGGGTTTAAACCCCGATATGGATTTCAAAGGATTCCTCAAAGGTGCGGTTGACACAATGTTGGCCACGGTTGCCCAAGGTGGAGCAATGACGATGGGTGGGGCTGCGATAAATAAAGCAGTGCAAAAAGCCACATCTGCGGCGGCGCCAGCAGCGCCAGACCAACAACTTAGCGCACAAGATATTGCTGAGCAAAAGGGGTTCTTGGTTCCAACGCCTAAGAAAGAGGAAGCTGCCCCACCAGCCCCTGCACCAAATTATGGTGTGCAAAACGCCACGTATCAAAAAGGATACGGCGAAACCAATATCAATGCACCAGCCGCTGCTGTCACTACACCAACTGATTTAGGGCCAATCGGTGAAGTTAGACCAAGCGAAGAATTAAAACCTACGACTACTACAGAAACACCAGCACCAGCCCCTGCAGTAGATCAAGCAACACAGATTAAACAGCTTACTGAAGAACATGTAAAGAGCGGTATCCCAGAAGAGGATGCCCAAGTATTAGCTGAAAGAGAAGTAAAAGGAACTGAAAATGCTGGACAACCTGTCAGTACACCAAGTGGAGTTAGCACTACAACACCTAGCAAACCCTCTGCCGGAGGCGCCCCCACAGGAGCTGGAGCACCTGCAGGAAATGGAGTGGTTTCTACTGAGCCGAATGCTGGACAGCCTGTTGCTGGAGAAGAAGCGAAGCCCGCTACAGTAGATCAGGAGACTGGGGAGATAACCCCAACTGAAACTAAAGAGCAACCCAAAACACCCGAGGAAACTCAGAAAGCTTTAACAACAGGAGAACCCAGTGGCCCTTCGACCCTTGAAACCGTCCAAGCAAAACCGCAAGAACAGAAAACAAAATCAGCCGCCGGAAGACCAGCAGCACCTGCGGAAGTAAAGGACAAAAAAGCTGCGGCAGCTAAGGAAACTCGGGCTGCTACTGATAAAGCCAACTACACAGTCAAAAAGGCGTTGCCTCTTTTAGATCAACTTGCTCAGCCTGTTGATACGTCGGAAGCTGCAGATGAAGATGCAGCCAAAGAAATGGTCGCAGCACATGCGGCTAAAAAGAGAGCGATCGTCAGAGAACTACTGATACACTTCAACAACCCCAAGATTAGGGGTACTGAAGCATGGAAGCGTGTTAAGTCTGCTCTGGCTCATCCATCAATTACGGAAAAAGAAAAGAGCGACATTGATGCGGGTTTGAAGATTGCTCAGAAACCATTGAAGCAGTCTAGCAGTCCAGTCGGCAAAGCAGACAGAAGTTTCAGCAGAGTTCCAAATGCGGCCCAAGCGTTGGCTCGCATCATGAAGACCGGAACCATATTTGAGAAACTGATTGCTGGAAGAATTCGTGGGTTTGTCAACGGGGTTAAGATCCATGTCATTGAGGTTGGTCAAGAGTTACCTGAAGAACTCCAGCAACATATCCAAGACTTTGATGCGGCTCGTGGCTTGTACATGCCCGACACCAACACGGTATACCTCAAAGGCGATAGCTACGGCAATGACCATGGTATCAACAACATCACTGTGCTGCATGAATTGCTCCATGCTGCAACCAATCAAAAGATTGTGCTCGGCCTCAATGCCCTGCACAAAGGATTAAGCGACGCCAAACTCACTGGGTTTGTACGGGATTTGACCAATCTTGGAATGCGTGCATCTAAGATATACGATGCCTTAGACCGCAGGGGTTTGGTATCCAAAGAGCTCAAGCAAGTGGTGGAATCTACATTAGAGTTCCATGACGACGGCACGCCCTACTACAAAATTTTTGATGAACCCCAAGAGTTCTTAGCTTATGGTTTAACCGACCCTACGTTCCAAAACTTCTTGGAGATCATTCCATCTACTAAAGCAGAGAAAAGCGCCTTTGGTGAATTTGTTCGCAAAATCCTAAACCTATTTAATATTGGCAAAGATAATTACAGCGCACTGCACGACTTGATTGATGTCACCGATAAGATTCTTGATGCCAAGAAAACTCCATTGATGCGTTTGGTGGAGTATGGTATGCCACCATTGAAGTCGGCATTGCCGACACAGCAGAATGCGGCTGATGAAGCTAAGCGTGATGCCCAGCAATTTGAAGCGCAAACAAAGATCTACGACCGTAGCAATACAGGTGCGGAGATTCTCAAGGCCAATCAAACCATTCAAATTATAAAGAATCCATCTAAGGCTTTGGGTGCGTTTAAGTACGGATTCAAGGATATGACTTACGCCAACAAGGACTTTATCCTTAACTTCCCCACAACCGACTTTGTGGCTGAAGTATCCGGTATCCAGTCTTTGAAAGACGCCAACATGCACTTAGAGCGCATGGGTGGCATGCAGAAACAAATGATGTCCGACGTGTCAAACCTAATTGAATCAATTGAGAATGACCTAGGTGACGATGACGAACTGAAAAAAGAATGGACTCAGTTTACATTTGCTGTGCAGGGCATTAACCCTGAAACAACTGGGGCGCAAAATGTTAAGAATGCATGGAATGCGCTTGGGGCAAAAGGCCAGTCTGCGTTTAAGAAGATCACAAAATATTACGCCCGCATGTTTGATTACATGGGGTTAATCCTAGAACAGAATCTGCAAGCTCTCGGAGGGGACAGCTCAGAAACAAAACACGTGCTCGATCAAGTGCGGGCTACGATCAATTCGCAAAACAGAATTGATTCCTATGTGCCTTTGTTGCGTGATCAAAATGGCCAATTCTGGGTGGCTGAAAAAAGCGGTGGTTTTTGGACTGCTAAAACCCAAGCCGACCGCAGGAAATTATTGGAGTTCTTTGCCAAGGAAAAGAATAAAACAGTTGACCAACTTATAAAAGATGGTGATGTTCGCCAAGGTAATGACTTGGCCTCTTTGCGCAAAGACACATTGGAAACAAGCCCATTGCTTCAGCGCATCTTCACATTGATTGATAAGTCAAGTTTCAACACGGGCGACCCAATCCGCAACAAGTCTTACCAAGAAGCGATTAAAGAAGACATCTTCCAAATGTGGCTGCATCTACAACCTGAGAACAGCATCCGCAAGAACTTCATTAACCGTAAGACAATACCCGGATACAACGTTGATCTTTTGCAAGGGCTGGCCATCCAAGGCAGTAAGTTCTCATTGCAGATTCCAAGGCTGAAATATGGCCGAGCAGCTCGGTTGGCTGTGTCTGCGGCTAGAGCAAACACCAAGGATCAGCTTGAGTTGACTCCATACGTTAAGCAGATGGATCAACGGGTTACGAACGCAATGACTCCTGAGAAGGAAGGCAAGATCAGCACGATTGCTCGGTTCTTCACCAACCTGTCGTCGATATATTATCTATCTCAGGCTACTGCAATCACTAACGTATTGAGTGCATACGAAGTCGGCTTACCACAACTGTCGAAGAAGCATTCTCCTGCCGCTGCCGCTGCTGAGCTTGGTAGGTCGATGAAAGTGTTTGGTCTAACCGGAGTTCGCAATGAAGATGGTGGCTGGACTATGCCGACCATACTCAATACCATACAGGCAAATAAAAAAGATACGCCTGATGTAGCGAATAGAAAAGAAGAAGAGCGCATGGCTCTGAATCAAATGGTTAACCTTGGGGTTAGCGAGAACACTGCGATCAGAAATCTATTCCACAGGGCTGAGACTCCCAGCGATAGCGATCTTGACAAGGCATTGCGCACTGCCAAAACGATCGGTACTTTGGCAACGTTTGATATCATCCATGCGTCCGAGCGTATCTCTCGTGAAATGATTTATTACTCATCGTTTAGATTGGGTAGGGAAAAACTCTTAAATGGTCTTAAAAATAGCCCTAGATACAAAGCATTGAAGACCGATGAGGAAAGACATGCGGCAGAGCATCAGTTTGTTAAAGACCACATGGATGATCTAGTGGCTCAGGCCGCTAAAGATGTGCGTCAATCATTGTTTAACTACAATCCTGCCAACCGTCCTGCATTCCTCAAGTCAACCGGCGGTCGGTTGATGTTCCAGTTTGCGGTGTACAAGCTCAACATTCTGCAATTCCAACTCAGAAACTTGATCGGCATGGTCAAGCCTTTGGATGACAGCACTCGCGCCGAAGCAATGCGTGCGTTCTTTGGCTCCATGTTTACTTCATGGACTCTCGGCGGTGTGACCAACATGGCTGGTGGATCCTTGCTGATTGGTTTCCTCAGCGCACTCTACAACAGAGAAAGAGATAAGTTACCCGCCGATATGCGCCAGCTAGAAGGGTTTGAATGGTACAAGCACAACTGGCTCAAGAACTTGGCTGACGTTAGGATTGGTAATAGCGACTTAGGCTCAATCGTTAGAGATGGCCCAGTCAACGCATTCAGTGGGCTCGACATCGGTAGCCACACCAATATGTCCGATATATTCTTTAACCCCAGCAGTGTGGTTGAAGGCCGCACCATGCGGGATCAGATTGTGAATTACTTGACGGCTATTCTGCCGCCTGTACCGTCTATGATTCAATCCATGGCGCAAGGTCTTCAGCATTTGTCCGACGGTGAATACTTAAAAGGTATCGAGAAACTTTATCCTGCAGCGTCTATGCGCCACTTGTTACAAGCCTACCGTTATTCAACGCAAGGTGAGACAACCAAATACAATCAAACAATCATGACACCTCCGGGTGCTACACGTACTGACAAAGACTTTAGACGTGGTGAGATTCTGGGCCAAGCAATCGGCCTACGTCCTATGCGCTTAGAGGAATTGCAGGATGCCAACCGCATGTGGTATCAACTAGATAAAGAGCGTGAGAGTGAAAGATCCAAAGTAATAACCAGCATGACGGATGCCTTGGTGAAGAACAACAAGGCCAATATCCAAAAGGCTGCTAAGCAAATGGGTGAGTTCAATAAGAAGTACTCGGCCACATACCCAGACAGTGCCATCACAATCGACAGCATTGATGCATCTTACAAATCTAAGATGGATGCCTTGGGGCTTAATTGGAGAGGTGCTCAGCTCAACGAGAAAAATATGCCAATGGCAGGGCAAGTTCTCGGGCCATCACATAGGGTTAGCCCTAACCCATAAAAAGACCCCGCACATAGGCGGGGTTTTAAGTGCAAAGAAAGGAACTAACTTTCTTCAGAAATCGGCAACTGCAGGAAGCCGATGGGTCTATTGTAGTTCAAACACGCCAGACCCGCAATCCTCTTATCCCATCCTCGACGACACATTTTGAGATCGTGTCGATATTTAGCCGCTTTGTAACCACGTGCAATGATTTACGTGCGGCCTTTGGGTCGATGCAGGGCACGAAGAAAGAAGTTCCCTTTTTAAACCGTTTCCAGTTTATCTGATAACTCACCGTTTCTATTTTCATTGGGTTCGATTTGTAAAAACTCAGTGGTTGAAGCATCAAACATCAATACCCGTACGGCAGGAGACACAACCTTCATGCCCTTGGCCATGCGTTTATTCATGGTTTCTTTATAAATACCTACCTCTTTCAGCTTGATAAGTAGTTCTTTATGGTTAATTTGGTTACGCACACAATAATCTCTAAATGGTTTAGCGACCACATAAAGTATTTTGTTGTCCGGTTCGTAACGGATTAATAGTTCGTTTCTAGGTTCTAGCATAGGCATAGTGCTTAGCCCGCTGCGTGAATCAACTTCTCCATTCACAACCAAAGTATTAGCCACGTGAGAGTTGATATAGTCACCCAAGATCGTGAACGGTACATCTGCTGGAGGCTTAACGTCTTCACGCATTTCGCCGAGCATTTTAACCAGCCACTTGTACACAAGTTTCATGTCGTAGTCGTGCAGCCCTAGGCTCTTGGCGATCAGCCCACCGGCGATATTACAGGCACAAACTGCAGACCAAAAGCGCTCACGTGCGGTGAACTGAACTTCCTTGTCAATCCTTGCTTGGACTTCCCGAATCAAAGACTTGGCTTCTTCAAGATTATTAACAAGCCACTGGCAGTAAATCTCACCGGCATGGCCATAGTTTTCTCTAAGCTGATGATCAAACATCTCTTTGGCGACGGCTATATCGAGGATGTTGTTAGGCTCAATCTTGTACTCAATCAAGCGCATGGACTCACCGTCGGGTGAATTCTTTAACGCCCCAAGTTTCTGATAGAAGCTAGCGTTGGATGAAGCCAAAGTCATGTTGTTCCACACCGTGTTATTGATGCGCATCTCATTCGTCTGTGCCTTCATCTTGTCCTTGCCACGGCCTTGAGAAATACTGTAAGCCAAGTCAGAGAACTCTGCGGGTGACGTGTTTGTAATCTCGTCAATTGTGTTGGGCAGGTTGTTCATGATACCCAGTCGGTGCATCTTGGACTGAGCAGTATCTTTCCACTGCGACGCCAGCTTAACAGGATGTCCGTATACGCTGTTACACATAAACAAAGCCGTTGACTTGCCTGACCCTGATTTCTCATGGATTAAGTTAATGATCGCACCGCTCATGCCGGTGAACTTCAGCAAGGGCGAACCAAACGCAGTCAATGCGGCAAACGCATGGGGTTCAAGACCGGGTCGGCCGTACATATTAAATACTTGCTTCCACTTCTCAAATGTACCTTTGGGGTGAATGTGCTCCACGATACCCCGTGTAGCGATGGATGGCGGGCTATAAAACACGCCGTCTTTGGTAATCTCACGCTCGCCAATGATGAACTTGCTGTCATTATCAGCCCAACCAAATTGTGTTCTCATAATATCTGCTCTTCTTTCTACTTGCATGTTCTTAATAAATGTCATCATGTAGATGTACATTTGGTCTAATTGCTTGGTAAACAAGACCACACCGTAGTGCGCCAATGTTTTTCTGAGTTCTTCCTTAACCGTGATTGAGGTTAGGGGAACCACAAACTCTTTTACTCCATCCCTCGGTAGGTGCAGTTTGATGAGTGCAACTTCGCCAGCATCAGGATCAACCAGTCGCTTTAATACGTACAAGTCATGCTCGTACACTTGGACGACTTCATCCTCTTCGTCATCGCCTCGGCGATAGATGCCACCGTTCTTACCACGGAAAAATGGGAATGGGTACTCCGGTATGTTGTGCGTCTCTACAATGCCTTCTTCGGTTTCAACTTCGATGGTATTGTCTTCGTCATCAGCTTCAGCAATCTCTTCGCCCAATACAATAGGCGACTTAATCTTTCCACGGTGTGTGCATCCATCACAAAATCCTTTGTTGTTCTTTTCAAATGTTAGGCAATGATGCGGGGCTCCGGTAGCGACCAAGTTGTCGGCTTTGCGTTCAGTTTCCCGTTCATCATAATCAGGGTGATTCTTCGATATCTTGTGGATAGCGGTGTCTCTGTCTACGCAAAAAGCAGCAATCGATAACGCGCTGCGCCAAAGGTTATATTCAATCGTGTCTTGGTTTTGGAAGCAATGCAGTAACTGTGCACAGCCTTTACCCTCAACCGATTTCATCATGATTGTCTTGAACCGTTTGACTCGATTCGATACCAACTGGCTCATCAGGGGGCTCAAGCCCTTGGGGATAAAGTCAGGCGGTAGTTCTTTAGGCTCGGGTGCGCCGAGTAGTTCTTTCATCTGAGCGTAGGGAATACGTTCAGAAACTTCGTTGATTACTCTTACTTCAACAGGTGTATCGCCTTTGAAGTTAAAAGTCCCAGGTATCCTCAGTACTCGTGATGCTTCAAAAACAGCAGGGTCAACTATGAATTCATTCTCTTTGCACAACTCATGAAGCCTGTCGGCCAATGGCTCCCACTCACGACGCTCGATTGTTTCTTCTAGTAGCCAGTAGGCATGGATGCCGTAGCCTGAATCGACAATGACCGGTGCGGGTAACTTAACAGTTTTGCAAAACTCTTTGAACTTCTTCAACCCTTCTGCTTGGGTGCGGTAGCCCTTGCCTTCAGCCGCTTTAGCTTCACCACAATCGACGTCAATCCACAATGCCCTAAAGTATTTAGCGTTGGCATGGGTGCGGTTGTTTTGCTCCCCATACTTGGCACAACCATAAAAAGCATTGACGTTGTTCTTGACGAATTCTTGGGCTATTGCTTCGACTTCAGCACGTGTATCGCAAAAGCGTTGGTCTGGGAACTTACCCAAACCGAACACGCAGTACCTACCCTCTGCTGGTAGAACAGCATTCAGTAGATCGAACATGTTTACTTCCGTTTCTTGTGCTGACGCATAAACGTGGCAATCGACTCTTCGTATTTCTTAGCAGGGATTGTTAGGCCCCAAAACCAATTGTAAATCGTGGCACGACTCACACCTAGATCATTAGAAACATGATTAACCGATATGTCCCGTTCAATACATAGACGGCCAAGGGCTACACCCAACGAATCACCCGCTACTTTATTCGCTTCAATTAAACGTTGACTGTAGCCGTAGCTCATAATTACTCCTCACTCCATGCTTTAAGAACATCGTCCAAGTCTTTCTTGGGCGCAACTGTTGGGGCTTCTGCCTTGGGTCGTTTGACTGGCTCCTCCACCACTTCGGATTTGGGCTCAGCTTTGACTTCGGGTTTAGCCAAAGGTTTCATACCACTTGCCTGTGCTTCGTATGGCGTCATGATGACCATCTTCTGCACTTCGGGTTTAGCGGCGGCCTTACTTGTGACTGCGTGAATATCTTTAGTGATATAGCGCATAGGCGTGAACAAAATAGATTGATTGTCGTTGTTCTCATTGAAGCTCAACGAGGTGACAATGTGCTCGATGCTCTTGCCGTTGTTTGCCAAATGTTTTGTGTAGTCTTCAAAAACAAACTTGTTGTCTCCGACGCTCTCGCCAAACAAAGACTTGGATGCCAAGTTCATTTGATAGACTCGGCCTTCTAGTGAAGTACCAAAGTCTTCTTCAAGAACCACTGCGATACGGCGTGTGTATCTGCAAGCCTTGGATGTGCCTTGACCTGAACCTTTGATGTTATTGGGACAAGAATCGCAACGCTCAGATTGTGGGTTGGTTGAACCTTTGTCGGGTGTTTGACCGTCGTTGGAAAAGCAGTCGGGAGATGTTGGCTCTGACTCAGGATTCCATGCTTTCGCATAGAAAATACGTCCCACTTTTGGTGAAGCGTTGATGATCACAACTTCCAAATCGCCTTTAACTTTGCCTTGCTCATCAGTGCCGAGCATCTTACGGAAGATTCCGTTCTTAGGCACAATGCGGGGGACGCCGGATTTACCGGCCAAGTTTTTGGTTAACTCACTGACTGGTGCAGATTGCAGAAAGTCGGGTAAGTCTTGGTTAAATAATGCTACGTTACTCATTTCATTCTTCCTTTTTACGTCTAACAACCACGGTAAACTGATTCTCAACATTCAACCCTTCGGGGTAAACATCAGGATTCTCTTGCAAAAACTCTTTCATATGCGTTTGCTGAATTCGTTTCTCCAATAGGCCATACGCACCATGTTCTTTGATGAACCGATACATAGAATCCCAGTCATTCGTCCAGTACCGTGACTTAACCGAACGAATAACAGTGCCGTGACTTGTGCCAAGTGTGTTGGTGTTTAGGTCTTTGCAAAGATCAAGCAGTGCTTGCTCGATCAGATCCATCTGTGCTTGGATCTCTTTATCTTTCTCTTCCCACTCCCGCTTGATAACAGAACGTGCATCACGCATCTTGATATACGCTTGTGCAAGTTTGTCAACATCGACGGGGGGTCTTTCCTCCTGAACAGTATCGTCCATAATTTAGTTCCTTTCTTTGTTATGGTCTTGATATTATATGTCTTGATTAGACATTGTCAAGTCTTCTTGTAAAATTTCTTCTTTATAAAGATCAATTATTTTGGAGTGGTCGGTGATCTTGTTGCGCAACATTTGATAGAGCTTGGTTTCAACAGCGCTACCTCTTACGTGTACGATAGTCATCGGATTCTTCTGTCCGGGTCTATCGATCCTTGCGTTTGCTTGAAGATACGTTTCAACACTCGTGCATGGAGCATACCATATGATTGTGTTTGCGGCAGTTAAGGTTAAACCATGAGATGCGGCTTGTGGCTGAATGACAAGTACCTTTGGCTCTGCATTGCTTTGGAACTCTCTGACAATCTCTGCACGTCTATTGGCGCTCACGTTGCCATTAATAATATCGTTCGTAATACCTTGCTTGGTTAGGTATTTGGTTAACAAATCAATCGTGTGATTGAACGGTACAAAGATCAAAACCTTGTGGCTCGACTCGTCAATCACTTCCTTGACCACTTTCATCCGACTCGATACGTCAAAGTCAACCACCTCTCCAGTGTCCGTGTACACTGAACCGCATGAAATCTGCAGTAATTTAGTCAACATTGATGCGGCGTTGACGGCACTGACTTCTTCACCGGCTGCTTCGATAAGCATCTGACTCTTCAGTTTCTTGTAATACACCGACTGCTGCGGTGTAAGTGGTGCATCTCGATCAATATATGTAAGCGGTGGCAGATCCAGACATTGAGCTTTCTCAAACCTGATGGCGGGCTGAAGAACTTGGTGCACAACCTTGTCGGCAGTCGGCCTAGGTACCCACCGGAATTCACTGACCTTCACCATGACTGTATCTTTGAACTGACCAAAGAACATCGGTACACCCTTGGGGTTCACGAGCTTTGCCAATCCGTAAGCATCCGCAGGGCTTTGGGCGGCTGGCGTTCCTGTCAACATCCACAAGCCAAACACATGTTTACCCAAATCCCTCATCGCTTTCCATCGTTTGGTCTGCGCATTCTTATAGGCTGACGCTTCGTCAACCACAATCAAATCAAACTCACCTTGAATGATCTCGTTTTTAACAATCTCAACGCCGTCAAAGTTGATGATGACATACTCAGCACCACCAAGAATAATCTCTTTGCGCTTGCTCGCACTTCCATGCGCAACGCTGACTCTGCGGTGTATGGCAAACTTAAATAAGTCTTCCTGCCATGCGGCCTTCATCACCGAGAGTGGACAAACAATCAAGACCCGCTTCAAGATACCCCGTGTCATGAGGTAGTCGGTTGCCCAAATAACTGACGCAGTCTTACCTGTACCTTGCTCATTAAAGCAGAACGCCTTTCGGTGTTTAGTCAAGAAATCCGCAGTCTGAACTTGATGGGCGAACGGAGTGTATCCGTGTGGTCGGGGCCAGTTGTATGTAGCTAAAGTCATTTCTTGGGTTTGTTCTTTTTGACCGTGTGATCACTGTTTCTACTGAAAGATCGGTTGGCACTTGGGCTTTTGAGTTTCAAGTTCGACGGAGCATTTGTGCCACCTTTGGATAAAGGGATGGTGTGGTCGATGTCTTTACCTTTGCGGTCAATACCCTTCTTATCCATCTCATTGCGAGCACGCTGACGCTCCATGCGGTCTTCGTGTTCACCACGGGCTTTCTGTTGCTGATATTCTTTTTTGTACGGTCTAGGTTTGTTTACGTATGGCATTTTGACTTCCTTCGATCATGTGGCTATTTAAATCCGCTTCACCCAATCCAAATTCTGCGGGGTCGGTTTCCCATAAAGGAGCACGGCCTTGTTTATCAGCAACTTGGATTGTTCTGCCTACTGCTATGCAGATCTCCATTATCATTTCCTGTTTGTACTTGTCAAGTTCTTCATGGATTGTTTTGCCAATTACATTGACCACGGTACGCTCAATTAAACCTTTGATGAAACCATTAAGTCTACTATCTTTGCCTGTTAGCTCTTTGGTTACTACGTCTACGATCATTCCCTTTACATCGTCTTGCAGTTTGATGTACGCTAGTGTTGCTTGTTGTTCTTCTTCAGTCATTAAAATTTCTCCATTTGTTTCTTGACAACGTCTTTAATTTTTTGGTCTGTTGAATAATTGCCAAGCACTGCAGTGGTAATGTGGCTATGTAAAGGGCTACCATAGTTTTGTAATTCTTTATATATGGTGTCAATTATCAGTTGTTTCACGTCCTCGTGCAGTTTTAAATAAGCCTCCGCTTGTTGTTCTCCAGTCATGTTAACTCCTGTATGGAAATGCTAATTTAAGGATTGCATCTTGAAGTTTATGTTGCGGAAGTTTTATGGGATTGACATCGTTACTACTCACATCTATTTTGTCCTCAATTGCAGTCCGAATGATGTCAATAAGCACACTGTGAACGATCTCAGATGCAGGGTCATCTTTGACCAATAGTAAATCAAAAATAACATCTCGAATCAATTTCCTTGCATCCTCTTGCAGTTTTAAATAAGCTAACGCCGCTTGTTCATCTTCATTGGTTAGTTTTTTCTTTGTCATTTTCTACTCCTGTTTACATAATGTTCACAATGGGTGACTGGACACCACCCGCACAGTGCGCCTTGTTTGGCGTTCCATACTCCGCTCTCAAACGCCCCCTCTAGTCTTTCGATGTGGGGCAGTACTTTGTCTATGTACTTTTGTTTTGTTTCTGCTACGTGCTCAGCCTTAATAAACTCCTTGCTCACTACAAACATAAGCGCCGACTTTATCCTCTTCACTTCCGGAAATTTTGCGAATAGCCCACAAGCGACGAGATCTAGTTGCGTCACGTCCGCATATCTCGCATTCTTGCTGGTCTTGTAATCTATCGAATAGCACGTCCCCGACTTCCGATTGATAATCACTAGGTCGGCCACCCCATGCCACCACACATTCGGAGCATCGAACGTGCACTCTTCTAAGTTCTTCGTCAAACCAAGCTCTACTTCGCAATATTTTTCTCCCTCAATTGCATTTAATCTATCTAAAGAAGAACGCAGATACTCAAACTTTGGCGGTAAGTCTTTACCGTCACGGATATACTCCTCTGCCGCTAGGTGCATCTCTGTACCGTACAGCGCCGCTTCACCTGTTGTATCTTTAACATCCTTGGCTACCTTTAAGTGGTAATACTTTTTAGGACACTGTTGAAATGTCTTAAGGCTACTGAATGACCATATGATATTAGCCATGATTTTTTTCCTTCAGCTTGGATTCAATTGCTTGATAAAGTTGATACGAATTCCCCCAAGGAAAAACTCCACACTTTACAAGTTCCATTTTTGTCAATCCTACCCATGTGCGTTGTGGTGTGGTGTAAAGAGGTACTGTATAGCTACCTTCTTCAAGATCATGTTCATCAGGGCAGATTACATCAATAATAACGCCGTTTTTTTTCATGCCCCACGCAACAGGCTCATCTTTTGCTTCTAGTGCGGCTTTAATGGCGGTGATGGTTTCTTCTGTCATAGCCACACAATCGGATGCCAAATCTTCTTGCCCTTTGAACGGTTTTACTTTTCTCAGAAAAACTAAATTTATTTCCAACGCCTCTAATGCAAGGCGTAATGCTTCATCTTTAGTCATTCTTGTCCCCTTCCTTCAATTTCATGTACTAAATCCCACATGCCAACTTCAGCACATATCCTTGCACATGCCCTACGTTCTTTTTCTGCTACTAGTTTGGCAAAAGTCTCAAGGTCTTTAGTAAAACCCACCCAATCATTGCCAAATTGAGCATATACACCAAGCCTTTCAAAACCTGCTTGTTTAGCCATCTCTACAATATCATCAGTCATTATTCCTCCGGAGGTAATCTAAATTCCCAAAAGCCATAAGCATCGCCTCGGCTCCATCTTTTCCATGAAAAATGTACGTCCCTTGTGCGTTTATTGATGTACTTCCACAGTACACGCATCAGCAATCTCCATAACTTTTACCAAAACCCGATTCGCAATTTAATGGTAAGTCGGGGGCCCACTGTGGGCGTATACGCATACACAATTCAACATATTCTTTAGCAGTCTCAACTTCCTGCTCCGGGACGATACAAGCAATCGCATCATGCACTGTCATGACTACTTTATACTTCTTAGCGATCATCAGCATCTGCTCACCGATAATGATTCTAGCCAATGCCTGACAAACATTTTCAATGACTTTACCTCCATAGATACGGGTAGGGATTGTGGCTTTTCCTTTTTTGGTATCGTACACGAGTTCAGATTTATCGCCGTTGCTAACCACACGTAGATTGGGATACTTCAAGTACAACCCGTTGGGAAGTTTGATTCCTTTTTTACCCTCAACCATCAAAACCCCTGTTCTCCCCAGTTGACTGGTTTGGTCATTCATGATGGCTTTGAGGGCTATTGCCCCTTGTCTCCATAATTCAACAATAGACGGGTACGTTTCTCGATACGTCGTAATAATTCTTTTTGATTCCTCCTCCTCGATCTCCACTCCAAACGTTTTAAGTTGCGCTTTAAACTTAGTCGCCCCCATGCCGTACCCCGCACCGAGAATCGTTGTCTTACCAACGAACCTCTCGTCTTTTGTGATTTCTGCTTCTCCTTTAGCATAGATAGCAGATGCCATGATCTTGTATACGTCCTGTCCATTTTCAAATGCCTCCACTAAATCGTTTTGTTCGGCTAGCCATGCTAAAGTTCTTGCTTCAATCTGTGAACTGTCTGAGTCAATCAGCAAAAAACCCTCGGGTGCTAAGATTGCATTCTTGATGGGCGATTGACGTGGCAAATTTTGGAGGTTAACTTTGTCATCACCACCCCACCGTCCTGTGTGAGCGGCGTAGTATCTTAGGGGAACTGGCATAGCACCACGCTTTGACATTTCCAGAAACCGAGCGGTTCTTGTTTCTTCTAGCGTAGACTTAGTGCCTAGTCTCGCTGCCACTAGAGCTTGCACCTGTGGAATCTCGTGTTCAAGCAATGCCTTGAATTCCTCATCGGTTTTAGAAAACGCAAACGTCTGCTTACCTGTGGCGGGGCTAGTCTTCATTGGGGGTTTAACACGAAATGATTTAAGCAACTCGGCAAACTTGGGATTGCTCATCAAGGTATCTTTATCAAAGTTTTGCAATAGCTCTTCTTTGTGTTGGCGAACTCTAAGTAAATGCCAGTGCAAGTGGTCTGTGGACAATACCAATACTGGCTCGGTGAACATACGCAAGGTCTGATCAATCAGGCTTAGCTCAAACGTTGGGAAGTCCTGCATCATCAAGTTGAAGATTGCATAAGTTAGCGCCACGTCGTTTCGACAGTATTCTCCGTAGCGTGCCAGTTGGTCGGAGGGGAAATCCTCTCGGCGCAAACCCAGTGCATTGACCACTTCTTCGCCCTTGATCCCTACGTCGTAATACTCAGCCAGCTTCTTCAAGCTACCGCCTACCTCAGTACCATGAATCGCCCGTGCCATGCTCAGCGTATCCAACCACTTCTTAGGCTTAATATCGAATAGCCAAGTCAATATGGCGCCATCGAATTGAGCATTGTGGGCGAGCACCATGTGTTTGTGCATCTCAAAGCTATCGAGAAACAGTTTGGTCAGGCTCATGTTTCCGGTGAACCACTTGGGCTCACCATCATCCACTTGCACCGCCACGCCGATCACCTCGAACTGCTCGCTTCTTACGTACTCCTCGGTTGTCATCTTGGTAAGACTGAACTCTCTAGAGTAAAAAGTTTCAAAGTCAATTGTAATTATGCTCATATATGTGTTGTTGCCATTAGTTTTGCATATGATTCGGGGTCAATACCGTATTTTGCGCAGTACTCAATTTGCGTACCATTGAGGTGTATTCTTGGGTCATTCCAGTAACTCACTGGTTGCCCTTGACCTGTAACTTGTGCTTGTCCATACCTACCTTGCGCTTTGTATTTCACACTGGCGGGGCCTTCATGTTCTTGTTTATCCCCAAGTAATTTTTCCAAACACCTGTCTTCAAAACGCTTTCGGCACAGATCACGATACGCATCCATCAGCATTCCCCTTTCGGTGTCGTTAAGAAACCAATAGTATTTTGCATTAGGGTCAGCAATCATGTCAGCGAGCAACTGCGAGATCTCATAAAACTTAGGGGGAGTACTACCAACCAAATTTTTATTATCGATAGAAACAAAGTCTTCGGGATTCGTGCGCATACGCTCGGCGAGCATCGTCACCATTGGGGAAATTACTTCCATGATCCCTCCGTTGTCAGCATTTTGTATGCTAGGGAAGCGTTGGGTGGTACGCTATCTTGTACGTCCGCACGGAGAATTTGTTTTAATACTTTGGACTCAAACTCTTTTCTGCGTACTGCCTTAAGCGCAGTGTGAATGGCGGCTTTCTCAGGCTCAGTCATCACGTCTCTAAATGTTTCTTTGTAAATGAAAGCCCACTCGCTATTCTCTTTGGGGTCAAAGAATTCTTCGGGGTGCGTCCCCATCCTACTTACCAATGCCTGTACTCCTGCAGATATTTCACTCATGATTAGTTCCTTTTAAGTTTTCAATTACAGTTTCTAACACAAACAAACTGTTCTCGTTGGCAACAAGTGACTGTCCCCCTGCTCTAGTAATATCGTTGAGGTGTTTTATTTGTAACGCAGTCGGTTGATTGTTCCCTGCCTTGGCTTCAATCGCCAAGAACTTGCCGTTCACGCAACAAAGAAAATCGGGTACGCCTGAATTACCAAAGCCTGTGCCGATAGGCATAGCGTAATACACACCATGCTTTTCAAGGGTGGCCTTGATTTGCTTTTTAACTTTTGCTTCGGGGGTTTGTGCCATGTACCGTAGTATAGTGGTACATTAGACTTTGTCAATAGTATTATATAAAATATTTACCCTAACATTGTTAGGGGTGGTTGGGGGGTTATGCAGATTCCACGCCCCCCTCATGGTTGGAAAGGTCTACATACGTCAAAAATCTTTAAAGCGGGGACGTACGTAGCACGTATAAGTTCGCATCTGCAAGGTTTCCTTACACGTGATTTAAGCAACCCGCTTCAAATATGTAGCTTCATAATAGCACGTTCGAGATACCATTGTGCTTTCTTAAGATCTTCAAGTTCATTGCCCTTGTGCTTGGCTCTAGTAACGTACTTGATAACGTTGCCCAAGTGATAGCCTAACTCTTTCGCTTCAATAAAGTCGATAGTCTCAATACCGCCAGTCTTGTAATGCGGTGGGTGATTGACTGGGTCGGCCTTTGGCTCTTCCATCGTAATGGTAGGCGGTTCTCTATCGAATGACGCTTGCATTCTTGTTTTTAATTTTCCGTTGGGTAATAAATTATTTGCGTATACCGAAAGAGGTACACCCATTCTCTTAGCCACTTCAGCTTGGGTTGCAGTGATCTTCACTCGCTTTTTCGCTAGTCTTTTCTTCTCGTCAGACTTGACTTGATACACGTACTGAGTCGTGACTTTGCACTTCTTGGCTACTTCCGCAGTTGTAGCTTCGGGGTTTGCGTTTATGTACTCACGTACGATTTGTGCTCTACTTTTCATTGGTTAGTTCCTTGTTTACATAATCAGTAAGAATTTCTCGTATCTTGGCTTGCTTTGCATACGGATAGCGTGAATCAAAAAAATCCATCACATCTTTCGGCAAGCGCAAGCTCAAGTGCACAAGCGCAGGTTTCTTACCAAGACCCCGCCCATGCTTTTTCTTTTCTATTCCAGTCTTCAACTCGTCGATACGGTCGAATATCATTCTTCCTCCTCCCAATATAAATCATTTGTCCATACGATAACAGGCGTATCCTCACCGATGTAGGCGCCCTCAAGATTGTATTCAATAAACTCACGTGCATCTTCCATGCTCATGGAGTCACGCTTCATCAAAATATCTCGCATAGCATCGCCATCGTAAACCAATACCTCTACTCTAGTATTGCCATTCCAAACGCTTGCTGGCCCAAGAATCGCTTCGTCGAATCCATCCCATTTCTTCATTGCTCTAGCCCTTTCATCGTAATCACAGTCGCCATAGCTTCTGCTAGCGTCTCTTCGTCTTTTACGATATAGCATTGGTGTGTCCAGTCAGGCCCATTGTGGTTGGGTTTGTACGTACTGATCTCAATGATCTTGCCATTCAACGCTTGGATTACACCAAACTTCACGTTGGTATCTGTGCGTAATTCGTTGGGGTTTCTTGCATGTAAAACTTCTTGTGATTTACTTGCACTTATCAGTTGTTTTATACTATTTAACATTCTTTGTGCTCCTCAATGTGTTTATCAATCTTGCTATAAAACTCTTCTCGCAACCCCTTGTTCTCAATCAAGGTAGTCACAAATCTTCTGTGACCCCTATCTTCCTCCCAATAATGCAGTGCCATGCCTGTGGCAATGCCCGCCCATGCCAATAGGACTATCTCCGTAAGTGTAAATTCAATCATTGTTCATGCTCCTGTAAATCATCCATATTAAAAACATCACCAAACCTGCGTTCATCATTGCGCATACAAACGCAAACATAACTACAAAAAATCCAAGTTCAGTCATAGCGGTGCTTCCTCCATCTCAGCGACGGTTTTCTGCTTATCCCTACGTTGTATCTCCTCAAGTATCTTGGGATCCACTCGGTCGAACGGCCACCATTGGTTAGCCATAATTTTGGCTATGATTTCTTCGTTAGTCATTCTTGTCCCCTTGCTCGGATTGCACCAGCACATTCGCTTGCTCCCTCACCCATGAATTCATATCTACCTTGTATGTCTATCCATGATAAGTAAAAACCATCACAAATTTCAGCACACGCCTCACGTTCTTT